CAATGCGAAGGCCACGATCATCTTTCATGTCGCTGATGTTAATCAGGATCGACTCAAGAGATGTTTCGGACAGATCAGCCGCCGTGGCAAGCACGTTGGACTGGTTGCCGTTCTGTGTTGGGTGCGATGCACTCAACATGGTTTGACCGTCACCACCAGTAAATCCAGCGGCTTGAGCGTTATTCAAGACGTTAGCGGCCTTGATCTCTTTGGTCGATGCCATTGAACGTGCCAGCGCCTTTGTGTAGCGCGAAGCCAGCGAACCATACTGACCATCTTCTTCAGCTTCCTCAGTGATTGAGAACGCCAAGGCGATGGTTTCGTGCTGGTAACGCGCAGTCCACTGTTGGCTTGCGCTGTCGTAAGAGACGGCTCCACCTTCAGTTTTTGTTGGCGCTTGTCCAAATCCACTCAAAAGTACGTCTTCCTCGTAAGCCTTTTGAGAGCTATTCGATTCAAAGACGGCCTCGTATTCAGCGGGATAGCTGTCGTACTCAAGTCCAAAGAGAGTGTTCAGACCCGGCTCTAGAGTTTTTGCAAAACTCGCTCTATTCATTGCCATTGTTCATGCCCTCCTATATGCCAGCAGTGGCTTTGAGAATATGCTCGTTTACAAGCACCTCAACCACAGCATTTGTGCCGAAAGCATTATCTGGTGAATCATACAATGCGATGATTTTGGCACTTGCTGTGCCAGTACCCATTGTTGAGTTCAACTCAAACGCTGACCTTCCAGTTATTGTGGAACCTGTTCCAGCAACAACATCGGCGCAGTTGCCGATATTTGTCTGTGCAGGCGCTCCATCAGACTGGACTTTATACACGATATATGGATCGTCATAAACATATGCACATATATCTGTAGCTGTTGTTCCTGACGGCCAATACTCACTGTATACATATGAACCATCAGAGGCAGTGTACGACACACCGTCAAACACACCGATATTGTTGGTTTCTGTCGCAGTGTGAGGTGTGATAACCCCATCTGCTGTCAGAATGCAGAGATCACCCGAAAAGATGTTCTCAGCCAAACCAGACGTAATGGTATATTTATTGGTGCGAGGTGCATTACCGCTCATGTGACGGACGGGTACAAACCCGAATGCGGCGTCTACATTTGCCATTTTTCGCTCCTATAGCGTTAAGGTTAATCGCTCATGGCAGAAAGTGTTCTGCCGCGACTTACTTCGGACTTACGTTCTTGATAGAACGTCTGCCCACTACGCCGTCCAAACGCATCAAGCTCTCCTGAGACTGCTTCATTTTGCTCTTCGTTTTTGCCTTCGTAATACCGTTTTTGCGCGGCATGACGTTCCTTTGGCATTTCGCAAAGCAACATTCCTTCAATCCCAATTGATCCTGTCCACTGCCCATGATTGATAGTCGGAAACAACTTTTCTTTCACAGTGTCAGCAGAGCGTGGCTCCCAACCTTCGCGCATTCTTTTATACACGTTGTCGGGGGTGTCTTTCCCTTGAATCGAGGTTGCGACCCAGCGTTGGACATAGCCGGGACGGGCTTCTGGTGCGTCCAACAGTGCTGGTGGTTTCCACGCCGCTTCTGTGCGAGATTGCTCGTCGCGGGTGGAAGATCGTGATTGTTCTGCACGAACATTTCTTTTCTCAGGCATGACTATTGTTCCCTCTGTTGACGGCGAATTTCGGCTTCATACTTCTTGAGACCACGTTCATCGTTTATACCAAGTTCCCTAGCCATTCTAAGCTGCTCTTGCGTCATACGCACACGATTGCCCTTGTAAGCTGAAGACCCGCCCGTAGTGGGGGCGACTGGAGACCTACCTTTTGGTCTTTGCTTCGGACTTGGCCCTGACTTTAACTCAGGAAATACTTTTTGTAAACGTCCGTTAAGTTGCGCGTAATATTCGTCGCTATTCTTGTCGAACCCTTCCAAATCTAATTGCACATCTATGGCCCGTGCAGCGGCTGTTTCTCGTTCAAAACCTGTGGCATTAAACCAGTTATTTTGCTGCCACCATGACATTGCTTTCTCAGGTGGCTGATTGCCTTGCGCCTGTTGCTGACGCTGTGGCTGCTGTTGTTGGCGTTGTTGCTGACGCTGCATATCCTGCCGCCGATACTGATCGGTGGCCTGTGCCACGCGCATGGCCGCTCTCATGTCAGCCATTTGCTCTTGAAAGTTGACTTGGGCCTCTGTGTCGCCTTCTTCAACCGCCTTGTGCAGCGCCTGCTTTGTTTGTTGGTATTTCGCGTTGAACTCCTGTTCAGCGTTTTGCTGCGATCCCTGCTCCAGACGCTCTAGCCGCTTTTGCAGTTGCGCGTTCTGATCTTGTATTTGCCGCGCTTGTATTTCAGCCTCTCTGCGCTGCGCTACGAGCTTGCTGATGCGCTTCTGCACCTTTGGCCCATAGTCTGGCTCCTGATCATCAGCGGCCTCCACAGGGTCTTCCTGTGGCCTCTCAGGCTTTTTCTCTGGCTCGTCAGTGATTTCTATTTCAAAATCATCTTCCTTGCCTTCCTTGGCCGCTTGGATTTCGGCCTCGATTTCTTCAAGAATTTTCTCTTGTTCCGACATGGCTCTACCCCAAATATGCGGCGACTTCGACGCCGTCTGGTAAAATGGACGTTAGCTCATCGTCATTAAGCAATAAAAACTTTACGCCCTTCACAACGATTTTCTGACCAGCGTATTTACCGTAGGTCACGCGATCACCGATTTGCGGCAATACGCCAGACTTCCAGCGTTCTCCTGTGTCGCGGTCACGATACGCTAAGTCACCCATTGCACAGACGGTGCCGTGGGCGGTCAGGTATTCTTCGTTGTCCTTTGAGGTGTCTGGCAGCAGAATGCCGCCTGCGGTCTTCATTTTTACCTGATTTGGCTGAACCAAGACCTTCCAATTCATGGGAATTGGGATTTGATGGGAACCAATGGTCGCACTGGTTTCTTCATCTGTGTATATACGGTCATGTTGATGAGACATGGTTATTCATCCTCTTTGTTTATGCTTTTGATCGTGTCATGTATTACGTCAGATGCTTGCTCCAGCCCCTCCGCAATGCCCACGTTTTTGTGATACGCCTCAAAGTCGGACATTCGACCCCGAAGCATACCGTCAGCTATTTCCAGCCGTCTTTTCTCCAGATTGTTTCTGATCTGCTGGAGCAGATCGCTTATCGTCATTCTTAACGCCCCCCGTCATGGAGACGCCTGTGACGTGTACTGTTACGTCTTTATTTTCCGACATCAGTATCCCCTCTTCATTGATTTCTATTTCTTCTTCTTAGTCGTTTTTTTCTTGGTTGCAATCTTTGTAGGTTTCTTTTTACCATATGACATATTTTTTGTTCCTTGTTTCATCAGGGAGGGGAAGCTGGCTCTATTCATCGTAATTGCCAACGGGGTTTTGCATTTCCATTAGCCTTGCGCGTTCTGCGGCTGTCATGGGCGACCCATAGATTAAGTCATCAAGCTGCTGGGCCGTTAGGGGCGTGCCTTGCGGTGGTGGCCGTGGTGTTTTGGTTAGGCTTGCTAGTGCATTTGTGGGGTCGGCAGTGTCCATTAGGTAAGTTGGATAATGGCGGGACTTATTTCTATCCAAGCCATCCACAGCAGCATCCATCGCGTCATCCATAACTGACGTTGAGCCAATTCCAGTCTTGCGCTTTATGTTTCTAAAAAACTTAGCAAAGGCGGGGCTTTTTCGGGCCAAGTATGCCGTGCCTCCGACTAAACCCAATCCTCCGATTATGCCCATTACCGTACCCTCGCCAGCGCCCTCAAGGCGCTCAGATATCGTTGGGCTTTGCCTTTCGCCATCTGGGACAATCCCTGTGTTGAAGCCCTCAATGCCCATCAGTGCGCCGAAGCCTGCCGCACCAGCAAAATATGGGTGGCTCTTTAAATAATTAATGGCTCTGGGCGCGGCTCTTAGGGCTGTCTTACTAGCCAAGGCCGCTGGAGCCGCTACAAGCGGCACCATTCCTGCCACGTTCTCTGCCACAAATGAAGCGGCTGGGTTATCTTCATCAAATTTCTTCATTTCTTTTGAGATTTGATTGTGGGCATCTTTATACGTTAGACCGCCATCCATAGCAGACCTTACAGCCGCCTCAAATTCATCACTGGCACCAAGGGTAAGCCCCCGCGCTGCTACCCTTGCGCCACCTTTTGTAAACATTGGCCCCAGATCGACAGCGTCTGAATTGTAATCGGTCATCATGCGATCCATGTCTTCGCGGGACAAGTTAGATAAATCATAAGGTAAATTATTTATTTCAGCCATCAGACCTGTCCTCCAGACAATTCTCTTGCCAATATTTTTAGGGTATCAGCGAAGCCCTTGTCTAGTTCTTTTGCCGCCATTGCAAACTTGCGTGGCGATACATCGTCGGACTTTAGACCACGCCGCTCCAGAAACTTCTTGGCGGCTCTGATTTCTGCCTGCGCCACTCTTTTTACTGCCGCCTTAGCCATTACAAGCCACCTCCTGTTGTAATTTCTTCATCTTCGGTAACTGCCCCCAATGTACCAAGGCCAACGCCCCCAAACGGCACCACATACTTTGGCATACCCATTTTGCGAAGGCCAAGCATTAAATCTTTTGTCAGTGGCAGGCCCAGCACATCTTCTGGCTGCTTACCTGTTACCATTCTCAAGGGAACGAAATCTGCCGTTGGGTCAGCAGGCTTTACAATATTCATTAAGTTTTTCGGCGCGATATTTCCATAAAACTGCCTGTGTCCCTCAAAGTCTCCACCCGTGTAGTCTTTAACCATTTGTGGGTTTGGCAGCGTTAGATAATCTGCACCACTTGCGATAGCGTCATTTAGCTGCCTGCGAAGAACCATGTCGAGCCACGCATCTGTGCTTTCAAGCATTGGTGCGCCCACAGTTGTGTTTTCCACATTTATGCCAGACGCCTCAAGTTTTCCCAATTCATCAGATTGTTTTTGTATCATGGGAGATAGTCCTGTATGAACATCAGCCCACGCAGTATATGGCTCTGGCAGTTTGTCTTTATTTTCTTGAATATATTTAGCAAATTCATTTAATCGATAATTAAGAGTGGACATATTCCCTTCTTCATAATCAAAAAATGAAAAATCATCTTTTATGTTTTGTAGTTTTTCACCAGTAAAATCAGCAACAATTGTTTTAAATTCCAAAAGGGCTTCTGGATTGTCACGAAATCTCGTACTAGATCGCCCTATTCCATACCCAAAAACTTTATGACTTAAATCATTTTCAGACCCGACCACAGTTTGTCTAAAAAGGTCTTTTTGTTGGTCATAATTTTCTTTAAAAAGCTCTTGCTCGCGGGTTCTTGCTGACCCTGCAGTGCCTTTAGATTTTGCCTTTCTTGCCGCCTGCTGAACATCCGACTGAGCCTCACCCAAGTGATATGCCGTGCCGCCAGTTGCTATTGGAAACTGCCCCGTTCGTGCGTGTGCAACAACATTTTCGTCATCATCAAAATGACCCGATCTAAAATATCCTTCTGAAAAATCGCCCGTGGGATCATCAAAGACATATCTGGTTTCAGTCATGTCTGTGCCGCCACTGGGGAAATAATTCGCATATTCCAACTCAGCGGGATCGGCTGCTTGGGCATTAGACCCGTAAAGTGTCATATTAAAATCTTCTGGATCGTAGACGCGCAGTTCGTTTAGATTATTTTCTGCGCCTTCACGGGCCTGTTGCTCATAACTGTCTATGTTGTCCCGCCATTCCCACTTTGCGGCAGCTTCTTCTGAGCCAAAAACTTTTGTTTCAAAATAGTAAGCCTCAGTTGCCACCCATCCATCGGGATATTTTTCAGCAAGCTCTCTGCCATTGCTT